GTCAAATTTTTTTGCGCATCAAAAATTTTTCGGACGAAAATTTCGTGTACAAACTAATTTCCGATTCTCGATTTTGGGGGTTTTAAACCGTTCATATGTGATTGGTTTAGCGGGGTAGATTTGCAAGTTTCAGAGCTTTTTGCTAGGGCTTCCTTGGCAAGCAAAGGATATGCGTAAGACATGCATAGTTTTGACAAAGTATAAGTTGGGGAGGATAATGAAACAGATTTTTTCCAGCGTTTTTTGTGGGGGCGACGGAGCGATTTAACCCACTGATACCACCGGAAGGCAGTAGGACCAGTGGCACAGGACTTCTCCCGCTCCTTTTACCACTCGAAGGCGTGGCTCCACAACAGAAAAGCCTACCTCGATGCTCTCGTTGACACAGATGGGCACATTGTGACCCTCGCCGAGGATGGCTCCTTCTATTGGACCGACGAGTACGGCTACGAGACCAAGGTCAACGCAGACAGCGTGATACCGCCGCGCATGTGCGAGCAGTGCTTCAAGCAGGGCAAGCTTGTGCCTGCGAAGGTCGTGCATCACATCGAGTGGCTCACGCCGCACAACATCGACAACCCCCATGTCACGTTGGGCTACGCAAACTTCATGCGTCTTTGCCAAGACTGCCATGCGGCGGTTCATGCAGGGACCGAGGAAAGCCGCGTCACGTTCGACGAGTACGGCAACGTCGTCTGGGAGGAAGAGGAGTGAGCGAGACCTGCCCAGACTGCGACCTGAGCTTGGTCATGCTGGATGGCTCGCTCTTCTGCGCCTTGTACGAGCAGCAGACGCATGGGGACAGCACTTGCCCTTACTGGATAAACGACCCGACCATTTTCGTCGACATCAAGGAGAAGGGACACGGACTTGACGAAACCTAACACAGCAAACACGGCGTTCTTTGAGCAGGCATGCTCCGACGTGTCCGGCATGTCCGGCATCGACCTCACGCTGGTCAAGCCGCTCCTTGACAACCTTGGCAAGCTCTATGGCTATCTTGACGAGCTGTCCGGCGTCATCGAGCGCGAGGGCGTGATGGTCGAGAAGGAAGTCGGCTCCGTCAACAACCGCCACATGGAGACGGTGGAGAACCCCGCCCTCGCTTCCTTCACGAAGGTCGCTGGTCGTGCTGGTGGTCTCGCCCGTCAGATTAGCGCCTTCACCAAGAGCGCCCCCATAACCGAGGACGACGATGGCTTCGACAACTTCGACGCTTAACAGCGACTACATCGACGCGGACGGCAAAACCGACGCCGAGAAGTACCTTGAGCAGATAAAGGACGGCACCATCATCGCGTGCCGCCACATGCGTCGCTTGGCCGACATACTGCTTCCGCGCTTCAACGAGGAGTATCACGGCTTCGTCTATGACCGCAAGAAGGCAATCCGTCCCGTCGCTTGGATTGAGCGTTACTGCTGCTTCCCCGAGGGCGAGAAGATGGGACAGCCGTTCATCCTTGAGCAGTACGAGCGTGCGGCCATCGAGATTGCGTTCGGCTTTGTCAATAAGGATGGTTACCGTCAGTACCGCCAAGTGCTCATGATGGTTGCTAGAAAGAACGGCAAAGCGGTTAGTCTTGACACGGAGATTCCGACGCCTGACGGCTGGAAGCTGATGCGTGACATACATCCCGGCGATTACGTTTTCGGTCAGGACGGAAGGCCGTCGAAGGTGCTGGTCGAATCCGAGGTTTTCGACAAGCCCATGTATCTCGTAACCTTTGAAGACGGCGCGACCGTCAAGGCAAGTGCGGACCACATTTGGACTGCCGGGAGATGTCGGGCCGACTTGCACGACATGACAACGGAGGAGATAGCACGGACGTTGGGACACGAGCTGTACTGCATACCGGCTTGTGCACCAGTCGTCTATGACGAAAAGAACTTCGACATCGTGCCATATGACTATGCAAAAGAGCATTGCGACGAGGTGATTCCTGATGTCTACCTCCAAGGCTCCGTCATTCAGCGCATGGGATACCTTGCCGGACTTCATGACGCATGTGGGTACGCACTTTACCCAGACTGCGAGAGACTGCGGTTCAGCAACAGCAATGCCGTCGAAAGCTGCAAGGAGCTTCTTGCAAGCCTTGGGTACACGCATGTCAGCACGCGCACTCATGGTGACGGAAGCTTTGACGTCGTGTTTGATGCGGGCAGTATTGCTAACGTCAAATGGATAACCAGCGTCGAGCGCATTCCCAATGAGCCGAGCAAGTGCATAGCCATCGATAACGAAAGTCATCTGTACCTCGTCGGTCGTCAGTACACGGCTACGCATAACACTTCCCTGCTTGCTGCAATCATGTTGTACATGTTGACTAGCGACAATCCTGTTGAGCTTGGAGCGGAAGTCTACTGCTGCGCAACGTCCGAGTCGCAGAGCCGCAAGTGCTTCGGCGCAGCAGATGCCATGCGTCTCAAAAGCCCTTCCCTTGAGAAGCGGCTTCGTCGAGGCAAGATACAGAAGCGAGGCGTGTCCGGCCTCAACTACGACAAGACCGGTTCCTTCCTTGTTCCGCTTGCCGCGAACCTTGGCAAGCTTGATGGCCTTTCCGCGAGCGCAGTGGTGTACGACGAGCTTGCAGCCGCCACCGACAACGGTGCATTGCTCGACCTCCTTGAGGAGTCGACGAGTGCGCGTCGTCAGGCTCTCACGTGGATTATCTCGACCGAGAACTACGTCCGCGAGAACATCTGGGACGAGCGCATGGAATATGCGAAGGGGTGGCTGTCTGGCGAGATACACGACGACACCTTCCTGCCCATTCTCTATACGCTTGACTCGAAGTCGGAAATCTATGAGGAGTCTTGTTGGCCGAAGGCAAATCCCGGCCTTCTTTGCGGCGTCAAGAGCTGGCAGTACCTGCGCGACCGCGTGAACCGCGCGAAGCAGTCCCCGCGTTCGATGCCGTCCCTGCTCATCAAGGAGTTCAATCTAAGGGCCAACAGTGCGTCGAGCTTCTTGGTCAGAGAGGAATGTCATAACCCGGAAACATTTACGTTCAATCCTGCAACTGACCGCTACGGCATAGTTGGCTTCGATTTGGCGAAAGGCTCTGGCGACCTTAACGCGGCAGTATGTATGTTCATGAGACCGGGCGACAGTCGAATCTACGAGATTCCTCACTTCTGGATTTCTGAGGAAGCTGTTCGCATCAATGGGGCCAAGGACTTCAAGGAGCGTGATGGCGTTCCATACTCGCTGTGGGCGCAATCACCAGATAATTTCTTTACCATTTGCGAAGGAGATAAAGTTAACCAGCGAGTCATCATCGACTGGATTCAGGAGCTTGCCAACATGGGTCTTTACACCAGATATGTTGGCTACGATTCGTGGCACGTAGACGATTGGACCCAGCGAATGCTGTCGGACATGGTCGGACAAAGCAACTTTGAAGAGATACCGCAAACCGCCAAGGTTTTGTCACCGGCTATGGTTGAGCATCAGGTCGACCTTCGTGCCAAGCGAATCATCAACCCCTGCCCGACGACGGAGTGGTGCCGTTCCAACGTCCAGTCGAAGCCGCAGGACGCAAACGGCAACTGGTTCCCGCAGAAGAAGGACCTCAAGCCCAACCGCCGCATCGACGGATATATGGCCGAACTTTTTGCATACATCGAGTTGAAGAAGCATTGGGACGATTACCTTCAGCTCATAGGCTGGGACAAGACCTAAAGCGGCGGCTCAGCAAGTTTTCGACAACACCGTGTTGAAAACTGGCGCTTCTGACAAGAACGTACTACTTACTAGTACCTCTAGTACATATAACCTGAAGAAAGAGAGAGGAAAAATTGAAACTAAGTGAGGGTTTCAATTTTTCACTCTCTTTCTTGTCAACCAAAGTTGAAGCTGAGAAAGAAGAGAAGAAAAAAAGAAATATATAAAGAAAAAAAGAGAGAAGAAATCGGCAAAGCAAAGCGCCCCAGCGGAGGCCGTGGCGGGCTGCTAGGGCGCTGCATCGTTCCCCACTCTGAGCGGAACGGAGGCTTCATGCGGAAAGAAGGGATGGAAGACCGCTCTGAAGCGCAGGCTTATCATAGCATACTGCTCGGACACAAATATGCACGGTTGTGCATATCAAGTCATGATTACAAAAAAATCTAGCCTATATCAGAAAATTTATCCAATTCTCGCTTGACACTTGGCCTTTGAAGCTGTATCGTGTCAGACATGGGAGTATTGTCTAGATTCTTCCCGCGCAAGGAGCAGCAAGAACTGCCTCCTGCCCCAACCGGGTATTACACGACCTTCACGGAACCCGCCCCGCGCTTTGCGACGTGGAGCGGGTCTCTTTATGACCATCCGCTAACCCGCGCCGCGATAGAGCGATTCGCTGCGGCGTGCTCGAAGGCGAAACCCGAGTTTGTTGGCAGCAAGTGGTGCAAGCCCCAAGTGCGGAAGCTCTTCGCGTCTTGGCCCAACGATTTGATGACGTGGCCAGCCTTTCTTGCGAAGGCTGCTACGGTCTACGAGATGGACACCACGGTGTTCGTCGTGCCGGGACTCGACAGGGACCTCAACACCGTCGCACTGTTCCCACTGAAGCCGCAGTATACCGAGGTTGTCGACCTTGACGGCGAGCCGTGGTTTGTCTTCCACATGCTCACTGGCGAGGTTATGGCAATCGAGGTCGCCCGCGTCGCTGTCGTGTCGAAGTTCCAGTACATCTCCGACTTCTTCGGCGAGGGTAACGACGTCATGGACCCGACGCTCGCACTCATGGACGCCCAGCGTCAGGCAGAGCTTCAGGCAATCCAGAACGGCGCACGCATCCGCTTCATAGGTCGAGTCAACGGCATGACCCACGGCGACGACCTCAAGCAGAAGCGAGAGGCGTTCTACGTCGACAACCTTAGCGCTGCGAACCGCACCGGCCTGATGCTCTATGACAACACCTTCCAAGACATACAGCAGATAGACGAGAAGCGCTTCATCATCGACAAGGACGAGATGGAGCGGGTCACCAAGCCCATCTACTACTACTTCGGCACCAACGAAGCGGTGCTCACGAACGACTTCACGGAAGACCAGTGGTCCGCTTGGTACGAGGGCAGGGTCGAACAGTTCCTCGTCTCGCTGTCTGAGGCGCTTACCAAGGCACTGTTCTCGCAGCGCGAGGTCGTTGCTGGCAACCGCGTCACGTTCTCATCGAGTCGACTGCAATATGCGTCCAACCGCACGAAGCTCGAACTCATCAGACAGCTTGGCGGCATGGGCGTTCTCACTGTCAACGAAGCACGTGAGATTATGCAGCTCCCGCCGATGAAGGGCGGGGACGCCCGCATCGTCCGTGGCGAGTACTACCTCATCGACGAGGACAACAACATCATCGCCGAGTCCGGTGGTCATGGCGGCAACAACTCTGGCTGGGGCAACGGCTGGGGCAACAACAACTGGGGCAACCAGCACGGCAATAGCCACGAGTGGGATGACCTTGACGAGCCGGATGACATAGACGAGCCGAAGCGTGCGGCTAGGGACGGTGATGGTGATGGCATCATCGGCGAATAGCTGCGTTTATATAGCACGAACGAAAACCAATCGAACATAGCAAAGGAGGCCGAGATGCCTTACCGACCCACGGAACGCCAATATCGCAACTTCGCGGCTTCCAACTTCCATGCCCTTAATGAAGAGGGTTCTAGTGAGCCGTCCTATCGCGTGAAGGGCTACTTCACAACGTTCAGCGAAGAGTATTGTCTCTACGAGCGTAGTAAGTACTGGCCCGCCGAGTATGAGCAGATTGACCCTCATGCCTTTGATGGTTGCGACCTCTCTGATGTCGTGTTCCAGTTCGACCATGAGGGCATGGTCATGGCGAGGCAGCGCAACAATACGCTCACCATTGGCACCGACAACCATGGAGCGTGGTGCGAAGCCTACCTTGGCGGATGCGAGCAGGGGCGCAATTTGTTCGAGGCCATTTCCAATGGACTCATTGATGAGATGAGCTTTGGCTTCACCATCGCTTCCGACGAGAACGGCGAGGGCTTCACCACGTTCAAGGACGAGAACGGTGACTACCACACCACCATTACTCGCATATCGAAGACCTACGACTGCTCAGCAGTAAGCCGTCCGGCAAACCCAGGAACAGAAATCGGCGAGATGCGCAAGCGCTCCTACCTTGCAGCCCGCATCGAGGCCGACCGCAAGGCCGAGGAGGAGGCCGCTGCCGAAGAGGCCGAATCCGAACTGCGTGCCGCAGGCATCATCGCGCTTCGCAAGCGCAAGGCCCTCGCACTGGAGCTTGAGGGCATCGAACTAGGTTACGCGCCCGCAAGGGGCTAACACATACCAGCACGGTCCAACTTCCCACGGAGCGATGGGGTTGCGACGCAGGCGGCAGGAGTTGACGCCACGTGCAAAAGCAATCTGTTTTTCTACAGGAAGGAGTGGACCATGCCGTTCACGCCCATGGACGCGGCTGCTTACCGCGCCCTTTCCAATGAAGCGTTCCAGAAGCGCTTCGCCGAGGTCAAGGACCTCATGTCCGCAGACGTCCTCCCCGAGGGTGTCACCGACGAGATGCTGTTCGCCGAGGCCGAGCTGATTCAGGCCGACATGGAGCGCCGCTCCAAGCGCGACGCCTTTGCCGGTATGGTCTACGAGGCCCCCAAGGCCACGCCCGCCGAGATTGAGGAGCGTTCCGCTAAGGCCAAGACCGCCATCGCTGGCGAGGGTGCCGTCATCGACTCCACCCACAAGGTCGAGCAGCGCAAGTCCGGCTTCGAGGTCGTCTCCGAGGGCAAGTTCATCGAGTCCAAGGAGTACCGCACCGCGCTCGCCAAGCACATCAGCCGCATCGCCCCGATGCCCGCTGAGTACCTTGCCCGCGCCGCTGGTGACCCCGTCGCCGTCTCCTTCGCCGATGGCTACACCAACATGACCGACCCGACCTTCTCCAACACCGTCTCCACGCCCATTCCTATTCCTCTGACCATGGGCGAGCTTATCGAGACCCGTCGTGAGTCCGGCCTCATCTACCCGCTGGTGAGCACCACCAACTACAAGGGCGGCGTCGCCTATCCTCTGCGCGACCTCACTGTCGACTTCCACTGGATTAACGACAAGCAGGTCAGCCCGTATCAGTACGACAACGACGCGACGGTCATCACCTTCACGTGGCATGAGCTTGAGGCCCGCTTCGCCCGCACCAACCTCGTGAACGCCCTCATCTCCGACAACTTCAAGGCCCAGCTTGCTGGCGCTCTTGCCGATGGCTATGGCCGCACCCTTGACACCGCCATCCTTACCGGCAACGGCACCACCCAGCCTCTCGGCATCACCGTCGACCCGCGCATCATCGGCGCTGGCACCGCAGGCCAGTCCGGCTACGTGGCCCCCGCCGCCACCATGGTCGAGGCTTCCGCTGACGACCTGTCCGACTGGGCATGGTGGGTCAAGCTGCTCTACAACCCGTCTTTCAACCGCCTGTACCGCAACGACGGCACTTGGCTGATTGGCGACAGCACCTTCGGCACCTACATCGAGACCCTCAAGGACGAGGTCAACCGCCCGCTCGCCAAGTTCGACCCGCTCAACGACATGGCTCCGTACAAGATTCGCGGCAACGCCGTCGTCACCCTGCCGAACTCCCTGCTCGGCGACTTCGACTCCGCGAGCACTGGCGACGTCATCGCCGTCTTCGGCAACCTCAAGAACTACGCCCTCAACTTCCAGCCCGGTATGCCGCTCAGCACCGTGTCTTGGGAGGACTACGAGACCAACACGCAGAAGACCCGCGTTCTCACCGCAGTCGACGGCAAGGTTCTCGACAACAACGGCTGGGTCATCATCACCAAGAAGGCCAGCGCTTAAAGGAGGCGGTCACCTTGAAGACCATCCTTACCGTCCTGCGCGAGCAGGATAAGACCGGCGACACCATCGCCGAGGCGCTTGGTGGCGGCGCGACCATCGCAGAGGCCCTTTCCAAGGACTCCTCCGACGATTCCTCCGACAAGGACGATTCGGAGCAATAGCCATGGTCAAGGTCAAGACACTAAGGACCTTCTACGACCTTCACCATCACGCGGACCGAAAGCCGGGTGAGGTTTTCGAGGCACCCGAGGAGCGCGTCGCGCGAATCCAGCAGATGCTTCCCGGATACATCGAAGTGGTCGAAGAGGTCGACTACACCAAGATGAGCATGCAGGAGCTTACCGCGCTCGCAAAGGAGCGCGGCGTCATGCCCAAGGGCCGCACGTCCAAGGCCACGCTCATCGAGATTCTTTCCAAGGAGTAGGACATGGCTCTGCTTGACGAAATGCGCGAGCGCGTCCGCGTCACGACCAAGGCGACCGACGCTGAGATTGACGACGAGATATTCGCCGCAATCGCCGACATGCGCCGCTGCGGCGTGAAGAAGCCGCTCCTTGACAACGAGAACCCGCATCCCCTCGTCAAGCATGCCATCTCCATGTACGTCCGTGCCTACTACGGTCTGGACAACGCGACCGAGCGACCGCAGTTCATAGCGGCCTACGAGCGCACCCTGTGCGACCTGCTCAACAGCAAGGCCAACGAATACCTGTTCCCCGAGGAGCCGGAGGGCGAGGATGCCCCCGACTCCTCGGGCGAGGACGGTGACGGCTGATGTCGCGTTGGAACAGGACCGTGACGCTCCTCACGCCCGCTGAGAAGTATCAGGACGAAGAGGGCGGCTGGCACTACGGCGAGCCGGAGAAGCGGGAAATCTTCTGCAACGAGTACACCATCGGCATCATGGCCATGTCGCATTTGCGCTCAAGTGAAGTGCGTATGGCAAACGACAACGCTCCCACTGATGTTGGTATTCGTAACGAGCATATGCTGCAAGTACGCGCTATTGATTATCAAAGCGAAGACCGTTGCATCTATGAAGAAGAAGAATATGAAATTCTCTACTCAACTGGTGCTGGAGAAATGCGCATGCTGACAATTGGTCAGCGTGTTGGAAATCAGAGGCCGGAGATGTAAAAATGGCCAAAGAGATAGATGTTGACCAGTTTGCAGCTGCAATAGAAGACATATTTTCAGAAGTGACAACGGCTGGCGGTCTTGGCGCAGTACAAGGCGTAAGGATTGGCGTGCGTACAGGAGCAAAGCTTTGGCGCAAGCATGCTAAAGAGCGTATTGGTCAGCATGAATACAAGCGCCACGGAGAAACAATTACATCTGGTAAGTATGCCAAATCTATTCGCAGTCACATGATAAGCACTGACGCAATTCATCCGGCTGGCGAGGTTGGCAGTCCAAAGATGGCGGGACTTACCCACCTTCTTGAAAATGGACACGCGCGTATTGGTGGTGGAAGGGTTAATCCTGTTCTTGATATTGCAGGAGAAGTCGTTCCAGCAACGTTTGATGCCGCAGTAGAAGCGGCGGGAGACGCCATTGATAATGCGCTTTAAGGAGGGGATATGACCGAAGAGGCTCTGGTCTTCTCCACATTGTCTAGCTTGACAGGGTTGCCCGGGACTAAAGATGCATGGCCGTTCGGTGAAGTACCTTCGCTGCCTTGGTTTGTGTATTCCCGTGATAAAAAGGGCGAGTTTCACGCTGACAATGATAACTATTATCTTATGCCCCGCTATAAAGCGGAGCTTTATATTCGGGAGAACGACCCCGAGCTTGTGACTGCCTTTGAGGAGGCCGTTTCGACTTTGGGGACGTATAGGCATCGTGATATGTGGCTCGAAAGCGAGAACTGCATGATGCATACTTTCACGTTCACACTCACTGAGGAGGGAGCCTAAATATGGCCTCTACCACTAACAAGGTGCGCTTTGGCGCATCCCACGTTGTATACGCTATCGAGACGGATGGCGTCATTTCCAGCACTTGGACCGACCTTGCTGGTGCCGTCCAAATTAGCTTCTCGCCGCAGAACAGCTCCAATACCTTCTATGCCGACAACATGGGCTACTACATGACCACCGGCGCTGCGTCCGACGAGTTCTCCATCGAGCTTGCCGACATGACCGACGCTGCCAAGCAGGACATTCTCGGCTACATCGTCGACGATGTCTCCGGCCTGTTCATCGAGCCTGTCAACGCCGACCACAAGACCTTTGCCATGGGCTATCAGGTCGAGGGCGACGGCAACGTCCTTCGCGGCATCAAGTACGGCTGCACCCTCAACCGTCCGTCCGAGGAGCACAACACCACCACGGACTCCACTGACCCTGACACCCTCACCCTTGAGGGTACGGCCATTGGCAAGAAGTTCACGGTCGACGGCGAGCTTCTCCCGGTCCTTGGCGGCTACTGCACCAACGCTGGCGACACCCACGCCGCGTTCGACAAGTTCTATGTCAAGCCGCCTCAGCCCGGCGTTGCTGCTCCTTCGGGCAACTAACCGGCACCCCTTACAATTGAAGAGCGCATGCAGCGACAGCCCGTTTCCCCGAAATGGGGGAACGGGCTTTTCTTTGTGCGCTTTTTACCCGTCATCTAAGGAGGACGCACCTTGCCAACCATCGACTTCGGCAACGGCGAGCTTGAGTTTCGCTGCACTGCACGCACGCTGGTCATCTACGAGCAGGCTTTTTACAACGACAAGTATCCCCGCGTCACGGGGGACATGATTGCCGACGTGTTCGGCAAGAGGGTCGTCGGAGAGGACTCGCTCGGGCTGAAGTTCGACGACGATGGCAACATCGAGGCCATCGTCGTGGACTACACCACCGACAACTGGCAGGCAGAGCTTCGCGCCCTCTGGGCCATGCTTCGCACGCAGGCCGAGATTGACAAAAAGAACGGCGTCAAGCGCGACCCTATTCCCATCTTCAACACGTGGTCAGAGTCGGTCTCCGACTGGGAGCCTGACATGCGCGAGGTCTCGAACATGGTCTACGAAGAGATGAACCGGGGCTTATTTCGAGCCGGAGCCGCTGCCTCCGAGTAAACCAGCGAAGAAGAAGGGCAGCAAAAAGAAGGACGCGCTGCCCTATACGTCAATATGCAACTCGGCGCTCGGTATCGGACTGACTCGTGATGACATCCTTGAGATGGGCTGGGGCGAGCTGGTGTTAACCCTTCAAGCATACGCCCGTTCTGGTGAGGCTGACGACGGCCCGCGCGAGGCGACTTGGAGTGAGATTACTGCTTGGGCTGGTGCGCCTATGTAGTTTTATTCAATAATATGGGGGGTGCCGTAATGGCTGAGTCCTATCGCGGCCTGACAATTCGCATTGGCGGTGATACCTCCAAGCTAAGTCAGGCCCTTCGTACTGCAAATCAGGCAATTGCAGGTACGCAGTCTGGATTAAAAAAGCTGAGCGATGCCTTGAAGATGGACCCCACAAGCATTAAGGCTGCTCAACTTCAGGTTGGTGCGTTTGCAGAGCAAGCGTCAAACGCAGCAACTCGACTTGTTGACCTCAATCGAGCGATGCAGCAAGTTGGAGATAAAATTCCAGAAGGGGCATCGCAAACCATACGCGAAATGGCAGCTGGATGGGACAATGTCCAAATGAAAGCTGCGCAAGCACGTGATTATTACAATGAGTTGACAAAATCATTGGCAACTTCATATACAGAGCTTAGCAATCTTTCATCTGAAGCAGCACGATTAGAGTCAGTCAAGCTTGGCAAAGATTGGACTATTACAACTAATATTGAACAGATGGTTCAAGAGATGCAAGCCGTGCCAGAAAGCTTTAGGGCTAGTGATGCGGCTATTGAGACATTTAAGAAGAATGTCGAAAATCTTCAGGAATCATATTCGACACTTGCTTTTAGCGTTGAAGCATACCAAGAAGCTTTTGCGAAGTCGCGTAGCGATACAAGTCGAGCGGAACTATCTCAAAAGATTGTTAAAGCTCGGCAAGAAATGGATAAGCTGCAAGAGTCATTTATCAAAGCGCGAGATTCATTTACTACACTTTCTGGCGTTACATTTAAGTTTGATAAAAACGACGTTGATATTGACTCATTGGTTGATGGATTAAAGGATATAGTTGCAGCAGGTGCTACATCTGAAGAACAAGCTGGCAAAATGATTGCGGAGTTTGAGGCCGCAAAAGCTGCTTGGATTGATGCGAAAAAGGAACTAAACATTGCAAATGAGGTCGCGCAATTTACTGACCTTGAAGCTGAAACTGCAAAAGCGGAAGCAAAAATAAAATCGCTTGTTGATGAAATGGAGAGACTTGCCAAGGTTTCAACTGTTGCAAAGGGAATGGTTGAACTTGAGCAAAAACTTAGCGAAATAACTGAACGTGGTTCAGACGCGAAGAAAAGCCTTGAAAATGTTTTGCAGGCAATATCTCACGATAAGGAGCGTAGCAATCAAGCTCTTCAAACAGAGGGGTTAAAAGCATATTCTGATGCAGTTACTGCTGCTAAGCAGAAAGTCGAAACACTCCAGCAGCAGATTGCTAAATATGATGACGCTGAAGTTATAGCTTTGTCAAAGTCGATGCGATACCTCAATGAAGGTTTGGAAGAATCTACTGAAGAATGGCGTAATCAGGCAACAGCTGTTCAAACATATCAAGCGATGCTTAATGATGTTGCAGCTAGAATGAAAGCCATTAAAGGTAAAGACCCCGAGGCATATAGGGACGATACTGAATATAAACGCCTTTATGAGCAAAGTCTGTTGCTTGCCAGTGGCATGATGCGCGTAAAAGAATCTGAATCTGCTGCAAAAGAAGAAATGGACAAGTTTGTCCAAGCAACGGAACTTCGCGGAAAAGTACAAGACCTTGAACTTGCCAAAGATGCTGTAAAACAGCTTGCAGAAATAAACATTAAGCCAGAGGTAGACCTCTCTGCTGTTGACGGATTAAAAAAGGCTCTGGAAGCAATATCTAACGGCACATTTAATGCTGATGGTCTCGCCAAGTTTAAAGACGGTGTCAAGCAAGCAGCAGACTCCTTAACTGATGCAGAGAAACGATACAAGGCTCTTAGTGAGGCTGCTAAAAAAGACCCAACTAATAGTGAAACTTTGCGCATGCGCACGGCTGCTTTTGATGAGGTTGTCCAAGCGACTGTTGCTCATATTGACGCAATGAAGGCTGAACTTAATGCAATACCTTCCGATAAGGTAGACCGAGCTGCGCTTGCAGCTGGTAAGGCTGACGAGGCGTATAACAAGGCTAAAGAAGAAGTTGACCGTTGGAAAAATTCGCTTATCGATGTTAACAAGAGAATTGATGAACTAACTAAAGAACGTGACAGCATCAAGATTGTTACGCCTGAAGATAAACAAAGGGTCGATGAACTCAACCAATCTCTCGATGAATTAAAGCAGCGTCGTGCCGCAATTGCAGCAACGGGCGATGCAGCTTTTAATCACCTTGAAGTTGAAGAAAACACTCGTCGCGTACAAGAACATTCGGTTGCTATTCAACAGGATGAAGCTCGTCTTCACGAGCTGGGTGTAGAGGCGCGTAATGTCGGCAATACGAATGCCACCCCAAAGATTGACGAAGCAGCTTTTATGCAGGTCGTCGACCGTGTGGCACAAGCTGCACGCCGTATGGCATCCGAGATAGTGCAAGCGTCCGACCAGATTGACTCCGCTTATCGTGATATGCGCAAGACCGTCAACGGAACTGAAGAGGATTTTAAGCGCCTTCGTGATGCAGCAATTGAATATTCGCAGCACAGCATCACAAGCGCGGACCAAATGCTTGAGATGCAGGCTCTTGGCGGACAGCTTGGTGTAGCTGTAGAAAACCTTGAGAAATTTGGAAAAATTACTTCATCTCTTGATATAGCTACGGACCTTGATGCTGAGACCGTCGCGTTGAAGCTCGGTCAGATTTCCAACGTTCTCGGACTTGACATCGAGGGGACGCAAGGCTTTGCTGATGCACTCGTGCGCCTCGGCAACAACATGCCCGCGCAGGAGTCCTCTATTATGGCGGTCGCACAGCGCTTTGGCGCGGTTGCTGCAACAGCAAGCTTTTCTGGCGACGAAATCCTTGGATGGTCCGCAGCAATCGCAGCAACTGGACAGCGTTCAGAAGCAGCCGCAACGGCAATATCGAACACTGTGTCTGGTATTGAACAGGCTGTTGCAAATGGAGGTTCAGACCTCAAGCAGTTTGCAGCCATTGCAAGCATGAGCGCAGAGGAGTTCAAGCAGTCTTGGAAGGACAGCCCAACCGAGACATTGCGTGCGTTCATTGACGGCCTCAAGACCCTCAAGGATTCCGACGAGTCTGCTGTTGCCGCCCTTGAGAATATGGGCATCACTGGCGTCCGTCAGCAGCAGACGCTGTTGGCCCTGACGCAAACCATCGGCAATCTTGATGATGCGCTTGCCATGTCGCGTGACGCATGGAACGGCATCAGTGACCAGTGGGGACAAGCGGGAGACGCAGCTATTGAGGCAGGCGAGAAGTCGAAAGGCTTCTCGGGTGCGCTTCAAATTATGAAGAACAATGCCGAAAATCTTGCTGCGGCTCTTGGTGACGGCATGATTCCGTTTATGAATGCAGCAGCTAGTATTATGGGTATAGTTACCGATGCGCTTAATGCTATGCCGCAGCCAATTAAGGAACTGGTTGTGACGTTAGGGGCAGCTGGCATCGCATTTTCTGCACTTAATCCGATGCTTACTGTATTTGGTAAAGGCATAGGTGGAGCCATCGCGTCTTTTTCTCAGGCCGCATCAATAGGTGATTTTATTGTAAAGATTACAGGGGTAGAAGGCGCTCTCATGGGAGCGGCTGAGCAAGGGGTAAATCTTGTATCTCTATTCAACGGCCCAATGATAGCTGCTATAGCGGCAGTTGCTGTTGCTTTTGGTCTTGCAATTAGTGCCATAAACGATTATTCCGAAAAGCAAGAGCAGTTCCAGCAGGCAACCATTGGTCTTACCACTGCGACACAGGCAGCTACGGCTGGCTACGATGAGTACGTGGCGGGTGCACAGGAATCTGCCCGCTCGGTCGGCGAGCTGAAGACAGCTCTTGAGGAAGCAACGGAAGCACAGGCAAATCTTGCCAGTAAGATGCAAGATGCTTGGAGCGGAATAGGTGCAAGCGAAGCAACCGTCGACATGATGGTTGACAAGATTACCGAACTGTCGGGTAAGACTGGTCTTACGACCGAAGAACAGAACGAACTAAACGCAGCCGTCGAGACGTTCAACAACCTCACCGGCAACAATGTGCAGGTCCTTGACGGAGAGAGCGGTGTTCTTGACACGACCACCGAAGCCCTTCGCAACATGGCTCAAGGATGGAAGGATGCCACCGAATCCGCGCAGCATCTTGAAGATTACGGAGATGCTGCTCAGGCACTTGCCGAAAAGCAGAAGTTGCTTGACGAAGTTCAGTCGAAGCTGGGCGATTCGTCACGTGAACAAGGTCAGTGGTTCACCGACATGCGCGACACAGCCAATTCTGCGACCGGCGCATACGACGGACTTGCAGCACAAGCACAACAGCTTGAACAGGAAATAGAAGCGCTCAAAAGCAAGATGAAGGAATCCGTTAGTGGCATGGGCGACCTTGGCGACCAAGTCGCACGTGTCGAGGATGCCTTCTTGGCAACAGGTGACAGTCTCTCCAACTACGGAGACTTCACTGACTCTGAGCTTAGGACTATTGTCGAGGCTTTCAACAATGCTGGCGACGGCTCCATAAGCGCCCTTGAGCGCGTTAAGCAAGCTATCGAAGGGCTGCGCTCCGGCGCAAATGACGCATCAACGATTGCGGAGGAGCTTGAGGCGTCTTCCAAGGCTGCTAACAAGGCGCGTGCCGAGGCGTACAAGGCTGATGCGCAGGTCGAATACAATGAGCGCAAGGCTGCTCTCGACGCAACATACAAGGCTGCTCAGCATGGTTATGACGCACAGTATCGTGCTCAACAGAGGGCGTTCGACAACCAGTACAAAGCGCAGCAAAAAGCTTTTGATAAGCAGTACAACGAAGCCAAGAAAACCTATGACAAGCAGTACGACGCATTAAAGAAGAAGCTGGACAAAGAGTACGACGCTCGCAAGAAAGCCTATGACAAGCAGCTTGACGCGCTAAAGAAAAGTCAGGATGCAGAGGTAAAGGCTTTCCAAAAGGCAACGGATGCAAAGCTCAAGCAGATGGAGCGCGAGTACAAGGCGCGACTCAAGCTGCTTGAGCAGGAGTACGGTTCCCGCACAGACGACATCGACGAGCGCATCAAGGCTCTCAAGGGCGAGACCGAGGCCGAAAAGAAGGCAATCGAGACTCGCAACCAAGAGGAGAAAAAAGCCGAGCTTGAGCAGGCTGTTGCCGACGCAAGGACGCGGCGTACTCGTGAGGAGGCCCAGCAGGCACTTAATGACTACCTTCAGGAGCTTGATGCCCAGCGTAACGAGGACGCACGCAACGCCGAGATAGAGCGCTTGCAGGACCAGAAGGACTCCCTTAAGACAGAGCTTGACGAGCGCAAGGCTATTCTCAAGGAACAGTACGACGACGAGGTTGCCGCATATAAGGCACAGCGTGAGGAGCAGCTTCAGGCCATCAAGGATGCAAATACTGCTGAATACGAGGCTGAGAAGGAGCGCCTTGACGGACTCTTGGAAAAGCTCAAGGAAAATCATACAGCGCGTCTGGAGGCAATGAAGGAAGCTCAGACTGCCCAACTTGAGGCCATGAAGGAGTCGCAGACCGCGCAATTGGAATCCCTGAAGCAAGCGCAGAGCGACCAGCTTCAGGCCATGAAGGATAGTCAGACGGCGTCTCTTGAGGCCATGAAGGCCGCACAGACCAAGGAGCTTCAGCAGCTGAAGGCAGCGCAGACGGCAAAGTACAACCAGATAAAGGCTGGAAATGATGCCGAAGGCAAAGCTCAGGAAAAGAAGATTCAGGACCTTTACAGGACGCAAGACATGGGCGACGCGAAAATCTCGCAAGCCCATTCGCGTTACCTTTCTGGCATGGAAAAGCGCATGCAAGAAATGGGTGACGCCAACATCCGCACGGCAGACGAGAAGAACGAGACGCTCAACCAGCATACCGAGCAGAAGCTCACGAATCTTGACCGCATGTATGGAAGCTATGGTGCTAAAGCGCCGGAAAGCTTAGTAACAGGTATTTCAAAGGGCGGTCATAACGTCTCTGCTGCGGCTACCGATATTGCTGACAAAGCTAGTGGTCCTGTAGAGGGGCTTTCCGCATTCAGCTTTACGTGGGGTTCTGACTTTGTGACGAGCTTCGTTTCTGGCATTTGGAGCAAGATGACAGATGTTGGTAATGCGGCACTTAGCGTTGCCAATTCTGCGTATATGTATCTGCATCATTCGGTTCCTGATAAGGGACCGCTTGCTGACGATGACAAGTGGGGCGGCGACCTCGTTCAGAACATCATTGATGGGATGCGTGACCGTGAGCACGACCTTGCGCGGCAGGCCGAAAAGATGGCCCGCATTATGGAAGACGGGTTCGACCCGACGCTTACGGTTGATGCGGCTTACGAGGCTCTTGATACCATCGGTAAGAACCGCACAAAGTCGCTTGGCTCAATCGTCGAGACGAACACGGCTCCTGCAATCAACGTGACGCTGAACATGAATCTCTCCGACGTGAGCTTCCGCAATGATGCGGATATAGACCGCCTTGCGAGGGTCATGTCGCAGGAGATGGCGGCACAGGCAGCGAGGCAGCTCGCAGGAAGGCTGGGCTAAATGGACCTTGGAACCAGAGCGCCACTGTCAAAGACCATATGCGGCGACCTCGTGCTCGAAGACATGAACATCGTGGTGGAGCGGGTCCATGACGACCCGCCCGCCGCGAAGCCCGACACCGTCACCGTTCCCGGTCGTGATGGCGAGATACTGCGCGGCATCACATACGAGTCGCGCACCATCACACTGGAATGCCGCCTCTTTGAGAAGAAGTGGGAAGACTTCGAGACGATGCGCGACGTCCTCGTGACCTACCTCATGACGCATGGCGAAATCAAGCTGGTCGTGCGCACGCATCCAGACGAGTACTATATGGCGCATCTCAACAGCATCACGGAAGGCGACCGCATTGGCGGCACGGGTATTGGCTATCTGGAGCTTGAGTTCATAGCCAATAGCCCGTGGCGTTATAGCGAGATGCGTTCCGTCAACATACCCAGCGGCGGGAGTGCGTCGTTCCTTGTGAACGGCAACCTCCCCGCCAAGGCAAAGGTCGAGGCAACCTATGCAACTCGCAGCAGTGGGTCAACTGTTTGGGGTGTTCGGTTTGACGAGGGAGACTTCGCGCACATAGCTACAGGCAGCAGCTCCTCGCGTGCTGTCGTCATTGATGGCATCACGCGCTCAGCGAGCGTTGCGGGTGCAGTTGCGATGATTACGCTCGACTCCGATTGGCCCGTGCTGTCTCCCGGCCCACACACCGTTCGCATGGATGAGGGCACCGGGACAGCTACGCTTACGTGGCAGGAGAGGAGCCTATAAATGTCCTATGCAACCGAGCGAGTCATTCTCTTTGACCGCAATATGATTCCTCTTGACGAGATTGCTCCTGATGAGATTTTCTCTCGCGTTCGTACTGAGGAAATCAATGGCGAGCATTCGCTGGTCTTGGTGACGACGCGCCGTCTCCAAGAGGGATGGCGTGCCCTCACCGTAGATGACACGGGCAAGTGGCGCGAATGGGTCGTAACTGAGATTGATGAGGAGCATTCGTCCGGCAAGACTGCGCTTGGTACGTATCATCTTGTATGGTCGCTTCAGTACGACCTGACCATGACCTACACCCATACCCACACTGAGATTGGCTACGGCGAGGCACCAAAAGCAGCTGGTGCTGTTGCCATGCTTGTTTGTCAGCGGACAAGCTGGACTGCTGGAACTTGCACTGCTCCGAACGTCCCCGATGGAACAGGAGCAGTGTTCATCTATGAGTCCGCGTGGTCAAAACTTTCCAAGGCAGTTGAATGCATGGGATGTGAAGTCGACGCTACAATCTTGGTGACTGCGGTTGCTGACCCGGATTACGACCTTACGACGCCGTTCTATATCGAGCGTTATCTGAACCTGATGGAACACGTCGGAAGCAAGACTGCGTTGCGTCGCTTCGACTGGAGCGAGGACCTAACAAGCATCAAGCGCACGCCCGACCCCGGACCGTACTATTGCCGCGTCGCGCCTTTGGGTAAGAGAAAGAACGGCAAGGAGTACGCCTACGACAGGAAGACCGAGTTTGACTGGCCTCTCGACATTACTGAGGAGACGAGTGTCGAAGAAGGCGTTCCCGGACCATATTACATTGAGGATGCCGAATCAGCTCTTGTGTTTCGACGCATGAACAGCGCGGGAACATGGGTCTATCCGACTGTCGCCGTTAACTATGACGAAGATGACCCAGAGCTTCTTCTTAAAGTAGCGCAGGAAGACCTGCATAACCATACGCGCCCCGGTGTCACCTATGAAGCGAATGTCCTACAGCTTGCGCAGGCAGGCATGGATGTTCAAGGCGTTGCCTTGGGCGACGAAGTGCAGATTGTGGACTACGGATTCAACCCTGACGTGCCCCTGCGCGTGCAGGGCCGCGTAATCAAGATAGAAGTCGACGAGCTTTCGCCCGAGACCACTACCGAGCTGACCATAGGTCAGCTGAGGGATAACTTTACGAATACCGTCTCGAAGCTTGCCAGCACCCTTGACAAGAGCATTACGTATCTCAGCAACAGCCTGTATTCGACGAACAAGACAGTTGAGGACTTGGGGACAGCCGAATACGTTCAGAACTTCATTGACCGTCTCAACGCACAAATTAACGCAGGCGGTGGGTATACATATATTGTTCCGGGTGAGGGGCTAATCGTATACAACGTTGCTGTCTCTGACCCTCTGGTAGGCAGGGAGGCTTCTTCCGTTGTCCAAATCAAAAACGGTTCCATTCGCATAGCTAACAGTCGTAAGGACCAATTTAGCGGCATCGACGACTGGAACTGGAAGAGCGTCTTTGATTCGGGCCACATAGCAACTGAAGTACTCCTTGCCGACAATATCATCACCGGTAAGATTCAGGATGCCAAGCACAAGGTCGATTCGACCACTGGCAACTATTGGGACCTCGACAACAGCATGCTTGTCATGAAAGAAGGGTCCATAATTGCTAATCTCATTACTGCCGGAAAAATACAGTCGGTTAGTAGACAAGTCTATTTTGACTTGGATAACAATGAGATTGCAGCAAATAGACTTGTTTCAACAAATAGCCAGAACGATAAAACTGTTGTTGAGCTATCAGCAGGAAGACAATATGCTAGTTACAACAGTCCGATGTATTCCTATTTGAAAATTTATCGTACTGATGCAACTGGTGAAGGCTCCTATATACTGATAAAGCCGCCTCTCAATACATCCGGCTACAATAAAGACGGTATTATATCTGTACCTAATCCTGCGCAAAGATTGATTTTGGCTGCGGGTGACCAAAATACGTCGACGTATAACCCAATTGCTCAAGTCATGCTTTCTGAAACGAATAGCACTGGATATGTTGATATTATTGCTGATTCAAAAACGAACACTACCGGCATACCAAATGGATATGTTTATATTGAAGGAAAGTATATTAGAATCCAGACGTCCAGTTCTTCTGGAGCAAGTGTAAATATAGGTTCTTCAAATAGTACCGTTACAATAAATGGCACTATTAATGCATATGGCGGAAAAAACCGAGTTGTAGAAACAGAAAGCTACGGAAAGAGGGTACTTTCCTGCTACGAGACGCCGACACCAATGTTCGGAGACATGGGCAGCGCGTCTCTGGATGAAAGCGGCGAGGCGATTGTCTCCATAGACGCCGTGTTTGCTGAGACGGTGCAGTGCGGCATCGGATACAAGGTCTTTTTACAGAAATGCGGCCAAGGTGATTTGTGGGTCAGCAAGAAGAATGCCGACTATTTCGTCGTTGAGGGGACCCCTAATCTTTCCTTTGACTGGGAAATTAAGGCGGTCCAGTCCGACTTCGTCAACCAACGACTTGAGGACTGGAACACGTATGTTCCGAGTGAGGTTACTGCCGAGTCGATAGCCGAGCAGACGGAGAGCGTCTACAATGACCCCATAGCAGAGCTAGAACAAATGTACGACGAAGAGCGTGCAGCATAAGGAGGAACCGTGAAACAGCTTTCCAGCTTCATGGCACTGAACGTCAACGGCGGCGACCGCATCAGCTTCACCTACGACACGGTGGACGATGAGACGGGCGACCTCATCGACACTAACACGAAGGAGTCCTTCTTCGTGGTCGACGAGACCCTGCGCGGCCACATCAACGCAATCCGTGACTATATCCGCGAACACAAGTTCGCAGACTAGTGCTATAATTGACTGCATGGGACACTTGTCCCGAAACAGAATGGCAGAGGCCCATCCGCGACAGAGCGGGTGGGCCTCTTTCTTTTGCCCATCCATGGAGGCTGAGCATGGCAGACAGATACACGACGCCCACAATCACGCTTGAGGTCACTGGCGTCAACCTCACTGGCATGACGGTAGTCCTCACTCTCAAGCAGGGGTCGAGGACGCTCAACATCCCGTCAGCCGACTTCACCCGCTTCGACATCAGCGGCAACACCGCGAGCATCGACGTGACCCTCACGCAGAGCCAGTCGGCGATGTTCCTCGAAAACCGCGAAGTGGAGATGCAGCTCAACTACGTCGACGCCAACGGCTTCCGTGACGACACCGACATAGCGACCATCAGCTTCGGGCGCAACCTCCATGAGGAGGTCATCGAGCATGGTTAGGGCAAAGCTCACGGCAAAGAAGCCGAAGGACCGCGCCGCCCTAACCGCGAGCACGAGCACCCGAAAGCACACGCTTTCTGCTGCTGGCGAGTTTGTCGGCTCTGCGTACTCTCCGACCATCGACGTGAGCGAGGTCGAGGGAGGCCATGAAATCACGACCCATCACATGGGCGTCGATGGCATCATTGACCAGACCTTCCTTGTCCTTGACGGTGCAGAAGGCCCACAGGGCGAGCAGGGTCCAGTCGGCGAGACCGGACCGCAGGGACCGAAGGGCGACACGGGAGACGCTGGCCCGCAAGGCGAAGTAGGGCCGAAGGGCGACACCGGAAGCACAGGTCCGCAGGGTCCCAAAGGCGACACGGGCGCACAGGGACCGAGAGGCGAGCGCGGTCCTCAAGGCCCGCAGGGGCCAAAGGGTGACACTGGTGCTCAGGGACCTCAAGGCCCGCAGGGCGAGATGGGTCCGCAGGGCCTGCAAGGAGAGGCAGGACCGAAGGGCGACACTGGCGCTCAGGGAGAGACTGGGTCACAGGGTCCAAAAGGTGATACCGGGGCCACTGGTCCGCAAGGACCCAAGGGCGACACGGGAGACACTGGTCCGCAAGGCCCCAAGGGTGATACGGGTGACACTGGACCGCAGGGACCGAAAGGGGACACGGGGGCAACCGGGCCACAGGGTCCCAAGGGCGACACGGGTGACACCGGCCCACAGGGTCCCAAGGGTGACACGGGTGACACCGGCCCGCAAGGACCGAAGGGCGACACTGGCAGTACCGGCCCGCAGGGACCGAGCGGAACCATCACATCCGTCACTGCCACGTCTGATGCGACAACCGGAACGCCGTCCGTTTCCGTGACTCTCGGCGGCACGCCGGAAGCGAGGACGATAGCGCTTGCCTTCTCTGGCCTGAAGGGCGAGACGGGTCCAACTGGTGCAACCGGACCATCCGGCACCGCAGACGGTGCCGTTGCCGTGAGCTACGCGAACGCCACGTCCGGTCTTTCCGCGAGCAATGTGCAGTCTGCAATCGACGAGCTGGCATCGGATTTTCAGGATGGCTGTGACGTCATAATGCGGGCAGTCGCAGCCAAGGGTCACCAGCCCGCGAGCAACGCGCCGTCTGACATAGCGGCGGCAATCGGAAACATCTTCACGTTCGACAGGCCGCTTGCCTTCGACCTCAACAACGGCTACGTGGCGTCAGGCACGTGGAGGTACGAGAACCCGACGAACACCTACTGCGACCTCTATGCGATAGAGGAGGGCGAGTCGTACATCCTGTTCCTTGGCGGCGACGTCGGCACGCGCTTCAGGGCGACCATGATTCCCTCGGACATCAGCGAGTCGACGACCAACGTCACTGGCACAAGCGTGGTCGAGAGAAACAATCCGAGCGCCCATGACAGCGCCTCCTTTGTCGGAGCGGCGGGCAAGCCGTATCTGGTCGTCGGCAAGGACAACGTCGGCAAGTCCGGCATCAAGACATACCTGCTGCACGTCAGCGAACTATAGCTAGTTTCATCTACTGAAAGGGGGTGCCGTGAACACCTACGCTTTCGACCTCAACCTCGACAAGAAGTACCGTGGCAAGTACATCGTCATACGTCAGGGCGACGACGACAGCACGACCGTGACAGCGACGCTCTACGACCAAGGCGTACCATTCACCGACACGGGCTTCGCAGCCAAGTTCAAGATGACGCTCCCTGACGGCCAGCACTACTACCGCGCCGACGCGACCTACAACGCGGGCGTCGTGAGCATCGTACTCGACGAGGAGTATGCCGCGTCCTATCCCGGTCGAACGGACGACGCCTACTTCGAGCTTACGAAGGGCGCGGCAATCTACAGCACGGAGCCTATCTCTGTCGTGATACGGCGCGACGCCACGGACGGCATGACCGAGGGCAAGGACTACGACGACGAGATTGTTGCCACCATCGAGGGATGGCTTGACGTCCATCCAGAGGCAACGACCACGGTCACTGACGACTCGCTCACCACGCTCAAGTACAAAGACGGCAGCGTGACGGAGCCGAAGCTTGCCACCGAGGCTGTTTCCACGAGGGTTCTCGGCGGCTCGTCTGTGACCACGGCGAAGATTGACAACCTCGCCGTCACAGAGGCGAAGCTCGCGTCTGACGCCGTGACCACGCCGAAGATACTCGACGAGGCCGTTACTTTCGAGAAGCTTGACCCGGACATCTTTGCCGTCGTGACCGACGCAGAGATAGCCGCGATGCTCAACTAGGGGGCGACCATGACAGACGTGAACGAGCTTCGTGGAGAGACCACGGTCGAGACCATCAAGAACATCGTCCATCGCTACTTCGGGGACAGCGTCCCCGTGCCGGACGACGTGATTGGGGCACTGCTCGTGCTCGCAGGCAAGATTGACGGAATCACGTCAATCCCAGAGGCGAACGCGCAGTCGATAGCAAACAGCGAGGTTGACGCGCTCATCTCGCGCGGAGAGCAAGACTAGGAGGAACCATGGCTGACACAGTCGTACCCACGATTGTGGACATGGCCCGCGAGCGGGGCGCAGAACCCGACGAGGAGCCGAAGACAATCCTCGCCGCCCTCAAGCTACTGGATGAGGTCGTCGAGGGCAAGAAAAACGACAAGGGGAAGGAGGCGTAATGGCAGACGAGGATAAGCACTTCGAGGTGCTTGAACCCGGTGGTCACGCGAACCTAATCGCTGGTCTCAAGCAGTTCGCCCGCAAGCCGAACAGCGTCAACACGTTGCAGCTTGCGGATGCGTCCGTCACCGACGACAAGCTCGACCCGGACGGCGTGAAGTCCAAGGTCAGCAAGCTTGAGACGGACCTTGCGAACGTGAGCATCGACGTCGACGACCTTGGCCTCGACTACGACGAGGACGAGAAGATGCTCTACGTCACGTACCGTGACGAGCGCTCGACCAACGGCATCCCGGCCACGTTCGGCGGGGGAGGGGGCGGTGGCGGCGGCTCCACGGTCAACGCCAAGCTTACGGTCGAGAACACGACCGGATGGATTTCCACGGCCATCAGCACGGGCAGCGAGTGCGTGCTCTCGGTGCTGTGGTCCTCGGTCGAGGACGGGCTTGCCACGGGCGACGGAACGCTCACCGTCACCGTCGACAACGTGGTCAAAATCATGCGCACCGTCGAGCAGGGCACGGTCTCCGTCGATGTGTCGCCGTTCCTCACGGTCGGCACGCGCAAGGTCAAGGTCCGCATCACCGACGTCTACGACCAGTCGAACGTGAAGACCTTCACCATCAGCGTCGCGGACCTCTCCGTTCGCAGCTCCTTCGACACGAGCGGCACGTTCGCCGCAGGCGCGACCGTGGACTACACCTACACCCCGGTCGGCGCGGTCGACAAGCTCATGCACTTCGAGGTCGACGGCACCGAGGTCGGCACCGAGACGGTCACCACGTCGGGTCGCCAGCAGACGCGCACGCTCCCTGCCATGACCCACGGGGCGCACCTGCTCCGTGTGTGGTTCACCGCCACAATCAACGCCGGGACCGTCACGTCCAACGTGCTCACGCACTCCCTCGTGGTGGTCAACCCCAGCTCCAACGTGCCTATTATCTCGTCCCCGTACACGAACACCACCGCTTCGCAGTACGAGACGCTCGCAATCCCGTACACGGTCTACACGCCGAACAGCCTGACCTCTCAGGTCGTCCTTTCGGCGAACGGCCAGCAGGTGTCCTCGCTGACGATGGACCGCACGGAGCACACGTGGTCGTATCGCGCCAACAGCATCGGCTCGCTGACGCTGACCATCGCAGTCGGCACCATCACCAAGAGCTTCACGCTGACGGTCGCCGCGTCCGACATCGACGTGTACGCCGAGACGGCGAACCTCTCGCTCTACCTGACCTCCAGTGGCCGCTCCAACAACGAGGCGCATCCCGAGGTTTGGGAGGACACGGAGAACAACATCTCCTGCACGCTCAGCGACTTCAACTTCGTGAGCGACGGATGGATTACCGACGAGGACGGCTTCACCGCGCTCCGCGTCGCCAACGACGCCCGCGTGACCATCCCGTTCCAGCCGTTCGCAACCGACTTCCGCTCCACGGGCAAGACGATTGAGTTTGAGTTCGCCACGCGCGACATATACGACTACGACGCAGTGGTCATCAGCTGCTGGTCCGGCGACCGTGGCTTCAAGCTCACGGCACAGCAGGCCATGCTCAAGTCAGAGCAGTCGACCGTCACCATGTCGTACAAGGAGGACGAGCACATCCGCGTGTCCTTCGTGGCCGAGAAGCGCACCGAGGACCGCCTGCTGATGCTCTACATCAACGGCATCATGTCGGGCGTCGTGCAGTACCCGGACAACGACAACTTCCAGCAGCAGACCCCGGTGAACATCACCATTGGCAACAACAGCTGCGCGACGGACATCTACAACATCCGCGTCTACGACAACGACCTCACGAGGTTGCAGGTTCTCAACAACTGGGTCGCCGACACGCAGGACGTCACGCTGATGCTCGAACGCTACGCGCACAACCACGTGTACGACGAGTACGGCTCGCTCACCATCGAGGACCTGCCCAGCGACCTCCCGTACATGGTCATCGAGGCCGAGGAGCTGCCGCAGTACAAGGGCGACAAGAAGACGGTCTCCGGCTACTACGTCGACCCGCAGAACGCGGCCAAGAGCTTCAGCTTCACCGGATGCCAGATTAACGTTCAGGGCACGTCATCCGCAGTCTATGACGTGAAGAACTTCGACCTTCAGTTCAAGAACGGCTTCGAGATGACCCAGTCCGGCGAGCATGCGGACACCTTCGCGCTCGCGCCGAACATCATCCCGTTCAACCGCTTCGTCCTCAAGGCCGACGTCGCGTCCTCCGAGGGCGCGAACAACGTCGAGCTGGTCAAGCTGTTTTGCGACACGGACCCGTACAAGCGCCCCGAGGAGCTTGCCAACGCCAAGGTGCGCAAGGGCATCTTCGGATTCCCGATTGTGATGTTCTGGCACGACACCACGCAGAACACCACGACGTTCTATTCCAAGATGAACTTCAACCTGCCGAAGAGGGCACCCGCCCCCTATGGCTACACGGACGAGATGGAGTCGTGGGAGTTCCAGAACAATACGTCGAACCTCATGCTGTTCCTGTCTGACTACTTCAGCGAGGCCCCTCGCGTCGACCCCGACACGGGCGAGACCAAGGCCACGTGGCGCTACGACTACGAGGCCCGCTTCCCGTCCGACGAGTGGGTTGACATCGACAAGCTTCAGGAGTTCCAGTCGTTCATCTACTCGACGTACCGCAACGGCGCGACCGGCGACGCGCTCCCCGAGCCTGTGACCTATCAGGAAACGCACGTCGTCTACGTGGAGGTCGTGAATCCCGAGACGGGCGACACCACCTACGAGGAGCGCCTTGTCACCGAGGACGTCACGTACACCACGGACAGCGCGGCGTACCGTCTCTCGAAGTTCAAGAACGAGTTCAGCAAGTACGCAGAAGTCGACTCCTTCATCTTCTACTACATCTTCACCGAGCTGTTCCTCATGGTCGACTCCCGTGCTAAGAACCTCTTCATCGGCTTCTCCGGTGGCGAGGCCACCGGCTTGCAGCACATCGACCGCAAGGCAGTCGCAGAGCCGTATGACTTCGACACTTCATTGGGCATAAACAACGAGGGCGCTCTCGTCTTCGGATACTCGCTCGAAGACACCGACCATCTCACTGGTGGCGCAAACGTGTTCAACGGCCAGAACTCCGTGCTCTGGTGCAACGTCCGCGACGCATTCGGCGTCGAGATTTCCCAGATGTACCGCACGCTGCGCTCGCAGGGCATCCTGTCCTACAGCATCGTTGAGCAGCGCTTCGAGGACCATCAGGCCAAGTGGCCCGAGGCCGTCTTCAATGAGGACGCATGGCAGAAGTACATCAACCCGCTCATCGCCCCTGCCGCTGGCAAGACGGCGACCGCTTCCTACCTTGAGATGGCGCAAGGCTCCAAGAAGGAGCAGCGCAAGTGGTGGCTGTTCAACCGCTTCCGATACATGGACTCCAAGTGGACCGCTGGCGACGCACGTGCCAACATCATCGAGCTTCGCGGCTACGCGAAGGCGAACATCACCGTCACGCCGTACACGGACATCTACGCGAGCATCCGATATGCGTCGTACACGGTAAGCGAGCGTGCCGCCCATGGGACGCCCACAACCCTTGTCTGCCCGATAGACGTGCTCAACGATTCGGAAATCCACATCTATAGCGCACCGCAGCTTGCGTCTGTCGGCGACCTGTCCCCGCTCAAGGTCGGTCGTGCGGACTTCCGCGCAGCCACCAACCTTCAGGACATCCGGGTCGGCTCCAACGCTACCGGATACACGAACCCGAACCTGACCCAGCTCTACGTCGGCAACAACTCCCTGCTCCGCACCATCGACGCCCGCAACTGCACGGCACTTGCCGGTGCTCTGGACTTCAGCGGCGCGAGCAACGTCGAGCACGTGTACCTCGACGGCACGGCGGTCACGTCCGTCTCCCTGCCTGTCGGCGGCATCATGAAGACGCTGTCCCTGCCTGACACCATCACGAACCTCACGGTCCAGAGTCAGCCGGGTATCACCAGCTTCAGCATGGAGGGGAGCGACTACAGCTCCATCACCACGCTGCGCGTTGAGAACAGCGGCTCTGCCATTCCGGTTCTGGACATCCTATCCCAGATGACCGCAGGCTCCCGCGTGCGCATCCTCGGCTTCGTCGCGCTTGCCGACACCACTCAGGACGTGGAGGACTTCTTCGACTTCCTCGACACCATGGCTGGTATGACCGAGGCTGGCATCAACGTCGACAAGCCGGTCGTTCAGGGCACCATCACGGGTCTCGGCACCATCACTGGCGCATGGCTCGCGGAGATGAACGAACGCTATCCCGACGTGACCATCCAGTACGAGCACATCAGCTCCGCGCTCAAGTACTACAGCTGGGACGGACTCACGCTGCTCCATACCGAGACCGTCACGGACGGCGGCAACGGCACATGGGACGGCACCCCGACCCGCACCAGCACGGCGCAGTACAGCTACACCTTCGCAGGCTGGTCCCGCTACACCGACCAGTCCACGGCTGACCCGACCGCCACGCAGGGCGTCGGCGCGGACCGCTCGGTGTACGCGGCCTACACAGCCACCACGCGCACCTACACGGTCACGTGGAAGAACGCGGACAACACGACGCTTGAGACGGATACCAACGTTCCCTACGGCACCACACCCACGTACAACGGCGCAACCCCGACGTATCAGGGCGAGACCTCCACTGGCTGGAATCCGGCAGTCGGACCCATCACTGGTGACACGACCTACACGGCCATCTACATCCCGACGTATCAGGTGAGGTTCTACAGCGGTACGTCCTCGTCCAGCGCAGGTACGCTGTTGCAGACAACTCGCGTGCAGGAGGGGAGCGCGGCGGTCTACAGCGGCTCCACGCCCACGAACCCCGATGGTCAGAGCTATTGGGAGTTCACGGGCTGGGACAAGGCGCTCACCAACATCCGCGCGGCCACGGACTTCTACGCCCAGTACCGCGACTCTCGCAGCGCGGTCATCCAGTACGTCGAAGGCACGATGAAGGATTACGTGAGTGATACGGCCACGAAAGTCGCTGACCTCGCGTTCAATAAACATGAGGCTCTTGAGACGGTCAGAACAAGTGCAACAAGCATCGGAATAAAGGCATTCAGTGAATGTAGCCTTCTTACGACAGTTGATTTAACTGGAACTGGTGCTGTTACTATTAATGGGTACGCATTTGGTAATGACGTAAAGCTTGCGAATCTCATTATTCGCTCAGCTTCAATGGCTTCTCTTGTTAGCACTTCGCTTAACAACACCGCCATCGCTAATGGCAACGGCGCAGTCTTCGTCCCAGACTCTCTCGTTGACACATACAAGGCCAACACCAACTGGGGTTCCTACCCCATCATCCCGCTCTCCGAGTACCCGACCACGGATTACAGTTCCATCCGAGACTCTTGGACTGACATTATCGCAGCCACGAACAACGGCACGGCGAACAAGTACTCCGTGGGTGACACGAAGCTGCTGGACGTGGGCAGCGAGGGCAAGGTCTACGCGCAGGTGGCGAAGGTCGACTCGACGGGTCTTACATTCGTGACCAATGGTTTGCTTGCCACGAAGCATCGTATGAATCCGTCCAACAGCTCCGGTGCACAGGGAACCGGAGGCAATGGCGGCTGGGAGTACTCCGAGATGCGCACGTATCTCAACGACACCATCCTGCCAAAGTTCCCGGCAGAGCTTCAGGCGGCAATCAAGACGGAGACGAAGTACAGCAGCAATTACAATGGTTCCCTCGTCGTTGACGGGTGTGTGACGCAGGACAAGCTCTGGCTGCTCTCTGCGCAAGAGGTGTTCGGTGGGACAGGCCATGAGACGCAGGGCGAACACTACAGTGAGCTGTTCCCGAACCAGAGCAGCCGCGTCAAGTACGCCCAGTCAGGTTATTCTAGCATCTGGTGGCTGCGGTCAGCTAATACGCCTACTGCCTTCCTTGCTGTCAACAGTGACGGCAGCTCGCGCTCCACCAGCCAAGCCAGCTCCGCTCAGGGTGTTGTGCTCGGCTTCTGCTTGTAAACCCAATGGCCGGGTCCATGTGGCCCGGCCACCTCTCGAAAGGAAACCAAATGGCAAACACAAGAGAAACCATGGGCGAACAGGCATGTCTGGACGCGCTCGTGGCGGACACCCTCACCAGCTTCGAGGACGATGGCGTGACCAAGGTAGGCAGCAACAGTCTTCTATATCATGATGCTTTGACTAGCGTGATGCTTCCTCAGTGCAAGACGGTTAACACTAGTGGTTTTACAAATTGCATAAATCTTGAGGTTGTGGATATGCTAGGTGGAGGTGCCATCGGCTATGATGCTTTTTCTGGTGATAAAAAGCTAGCTCACCTGCTTCTGCGCGGCGAGTCCAAAACCACGCTCTTCTCAACCAATTCCTTCACGTCCACGCCCATCAGCCTTGGCAACGGCGCAATCTACGTCCCGTCAGACCTCCTCGCCACGTACAAGGCTGACACGAATTGGAAGAACTACTTCATCACCACGCTGGACAAGTACCCGCTGAGCAGCTTCGACACTATTACCGAGAGCTGGGCGGAGCTTGATGCCATGACCCAAGCCCAAATCGAGGCCAAGTACGCAGTCGGCGACACCAAGCTCATCGACCTTGGCATCGAGGGCAAGGTCTATGCCCAGATTGCAGGCTTCGGACTGGATGACCTTACGTCTGGCAGCAAGGCCAAGGTGACGTTCGTGACCAAGAATATACTTGCAACAACCAAGCGCATGAACCCGCCCATGAGTTCCAATACCCAAGGCACGGGCGCGTATGGCGGCTGGAAGTACAGCGAGATGCGCACGTACCTCAACGACACGGTCCTTGCGCTGCTACCGTCCGAGCTTCAAAGTGCGGTTAAGTCCGTCACGAAGTACTCGGGCAACATCGTTTCCGGCGAGTCGACGGTCACCAAGGACGGCTGCGTGACGCAGGACAAGCTCTGGATTCCGTCACATCGTGAAGTCTTTGGCGAGTCGACTTATGAGGAGAACGGCCCAGTCTACTCCGGACTGTTCCCGAATCAGAACAGCCGAATCAAGTACAACCAGTCAGGTTCTGTCGGCGGTTGGTGGCTGCGGTCGGCCAATACGACCGGCGGCTTCCGTTGTGTCTACGGCACCGGCATCGCGGGCAGCTATAACTCCGATGGTGCTAATGGCGTAGTTATCGGCTTCTGCATCTAAGGAGCCTACATGTCCGCCTTCACTAGACTCCACAAGGAGACGAAGCTCTACAAGCCGGATGCCGCGCACATTTGTCCACGGATTCAAGTACAATAACTAGTACCTTCTTTCCCATGCGGGTGCATGCCTCTTCTGTCCATCCTCCCCGCTCAGCATGCACCCGCACGCACGAATCCGGTCCCATGGCAAGCTCGAAAAAGTTCGGAACTTCCCATTTTCTCGCTTGACGGAAAGACCGAACAGACGTACTATCAAAGCATGGAATAGTTGTCAGGAAACATCGAGAGCCGCCCCTTGAAAGGCGGCTCTTTTCCGTTAAGGACACGATATGCCATACATGAACCCCTACCTCCCACAGCAGCCTCAGTACGCGCCATACCAGCCGCAGGGCTACATGACCGCT